CGATGATCGGCGCCGACGTGTTCGCCACGGTGATCGCCGCGCAGACCCAGTCGGCATCGGCAGCGCTCGCGTATGTGCCCGCGGTGCTCGCCGAGCAGGGCGTCGACGCGCCCGCGGCCGCCGACGTCAACGTCGACCGCTTCGCGGGAGCGTCGCCTGACGGACGGCCGCTGGAAACGCTGCTCGACGGCGCGCTCTATCAGGCCAAGCAGAACGTCGCAGCCGGAATGAGCACGCTTGCCGCACTCAACACGGCAGGCGGATTCCTGCAGCAGGTCGTGCTCGACTCGACGCGCCGCGCCGGCCTCGACGCGACGTCAGCCGGGTACACGGTGCGCCCGCGGGTTCAGGGCTGGGTGCGGATGCTCAATCCGCCGTCCTGCAAGTGGTGCATCATGCTCGCCGGGAAGTTCTACCGGTGGAACTCGGGCTTCCGCCGCCACGACCGCTGCGACTGCCGCCACATCCCGACGCAGGAAGCACTCGCGGGCGATCTCACCGTCGACCCGTACAAGTACTTCCACTCGCTCGACGAGGGCACGCAGAACCGCCTCTTCGGGAAGAACGACGCGCAGGCGCTACGCGACGGCGGCGACATCTACCGGGTGGTGAACATCCGCTCGCGCGGGCTCGCCGACGACCGCCTGAAGAGCGGCACCGGTCACACCCGGGGCTGGCAGGCGCGCCGCTGGGGCACGCCGTCGAAGATGACAATCGACGACATCTACGCCGCCACCACCGACCGGAACGAAGCGATCAAGCTGATGCGCGAGAACGGATTCATCACCGGCGACCAGGTGGCTGGCGGAAACCTGATCGGCAACGCCGGCGGATCGCTGTATGGCGACCTCGCCGCCGGTCAGCTCGGCCGCGGCGGCACCCGCAAGGGTGCGACCCTCGCGTACCGGAAGGCGATCGCCACCGGGCAGCGCGACCTGCTCGAGCCAGCCACACAGACCGCCGCCGAGCGCCGCCTGCACCAGGCGGTGATGCTCAAGCAGTCCGTGGACGCCGGCCGCAACCCGTTCGGCACGCACAAGCTCGGTCCCGCCGAGAAGCGCCTCGTCGAGTCCACGTACCGCATCGAGATCAACAACCTGAAGGACCCGGCAACCCCGGCATCCGTGCTCGAGCTCGCGAAGCTCCTGCACGTCCTGTGACCCGCAACGGGCCGCAGCAACCCAGGCGCGCAACGCGCCGCGCATCTCGCAAGGAGATCACGATGGAAACCCAGCCGCTCAACCGCACCGCATTCGGTGCCCTCCCGCACCGCCTCGACCCCTTCGGGCAGGTCGCCCGCACCCACGATGACCGCTTCGGCCGACTCCGCTTCGCCGACGACGGCGGAGACGGCTCGGGCGCCGGCGGCGACGGAGACGGAAGCGGTGATGGCAACGGTGACGGTGACGGCGAGGGCGATCTCGGCGACGCCGGCAAGAAGGCCCTCGACCGGATGAAGCAGGCGCGGAACACCGCGCAGCAGCAGCTGAAGGCGTACGCCGATCTCGGCCTCACGCCCGATCAGGTCAAAGAGCTCGCCGAGGCGCGCGCCGCAGCGCAAACCCCCGACGAGAAGAAGATCCGCGAGGAACTCGAGCCGAAGATCCGCGCCGAACTTGAGACGAAGGTCAACGAGCGCGCCGCGAACCGGCTGCGGGGCGCGGAGGTACGCGCTCAGGCCGCCGAGCTCGGATTCATCAAGCCCGCTCAGGCGCTCGCACTCCTGGACCAGAAGTCGCTCGCCGAAGTCGATGTCGACCTCGACGAGGACACGGTCGACGCGGCGTCCGTGAAGAAACTCCTCGAGGCGCTCGCGAAGGACTCGCCGCACCTCGTCAAGCCAACCGACAAGACGCCCAGCCATCAGGCCGCGGGGATCGGGTCGGGATCCTCCGGCAACTCGTCGGAGAACGTCGGCACAGGCACGTCGCGTCTGCGGCACGCCTATGCCGAGGCCAGCAAGTAACACCGCTCCACGCAGCTCGCGGCGGAGCTCAACTAGAAAGGAAATGCCACCATGGCGATTTCTCTCGTCGAGTCCGCCAAGCTGTCGGAGAACGACCTGCAGCGCGGCGTCATCGAGACGTTCATCCAGAACTCCCCGGTGCTCGACCGCATCCCGCTGCTCGAGATCGCGGGCAACGCGTACGCGTACAACGAGGAGGGCACCCTCCCCGGCGTCGAGTTCCGCGCGGTCAACAACGCGTACAGCGAGTCGACCGGCACGGTGAACCAGAAGACCGAATCGCTCGTCATCCTCGGTGGCGACGCGGACGTCGACCGGTTCATCGCCCGCACCCGCGGCAACCTCAACGACCAGCGCGCGGTGCAGACCGCGATGAAGGTCAAGGCGGCGTCGTACAAGTTCCAGGACACCTTCTTCAACGGCGACGTGACCGTCGATGCGAACGGCTTCGACGGCCTGAAGAAGCGCCTCACGGGCTCCCAGGTCGTCGCCGCGGGCACGAACGGTCTCCCGATCGTCGGCAACGGCACCACTGACCCGCAGGCGTTCTTCGACCAGCTCGACAACCTGCTCTCGCTGGTACCGGGCATCGACGCCACCAATGGCGCGATCTACGCCAACGCGGGCCTGTCGGCGAAGATCCGCTCCGCCGGTCGCCGCATCGGCGGCGTGGACACTGTCCGTGAGGACCTCACCGGGAAGCGGGTTCTGCAGTACAACGGCATCCCCGTCCTCGACCCGGGCCTCACCGCCGCCGGCGCCGCGATCCTCGGCCAGACGGAGACGCAGGGCAGCTCCAGCGTCACCTCCTCCATCTACGCCGTGAAGTTCGGCGAGGACGAGGGCGACCGTGGTGTCACCGGTCTCACGAACGGCGGCGTCGACGTCCGCGACCTCGGCGAGGTGCAGGACAAGCCGGTCTTCCGTACCCGCATCGAGTTCTACTGCGGTCTCGCCGTCTTCGGCGGCAAGGCCGCGGCCCGCCTGACCGGCGTTCTCAACAGCTGAGCGACAAGGAGACGATCCAGATGTCTGACCAGAAGACCACCCCGGCTACGGTCACCCCGACCGAGGACGAGGCGCTCGCCGCCAAGACCGCCGCCGAGCAGGCGGCGCAGAAGGCGTCCGACGCGCAGGCGGCCCCCGGCGATCCGGCGCCCCCCGCTCAGGACGAGAAAGTGGCACTTGTCGCCGCAGAGACGGCAGCCACGGCCGCCGCCGACGCCGCCGCGAAGGCCGCCAAGCCGAGCACCGGCCGCAAGGCCAAGAAGCCGGCCGACCGGATCGAGGAGTACGTCGCGGTCGCGCCGGGCGGCAAGCAGCTGCGCATGCGCCGCAACATCGAGACCGGCGCGACGGAGATCCTCGGCGAGGTCGAGGACAACTAGACGGGGAAGGAGAGCGCTCGTGAAGAATCCGGCCGTCCCATCACATGTGCAAGATGCTTTCGAGCGCTCTCTGACCACCGACGAGACGCGGGTGCTGCCCGCCTGGCTCGACACCGCCTGGCGGATCTTGAAGAACCCGAACCGCGGAGTCCCCGGTCTCGAGGCGCGCCTAGAGCTCGAGGCGACTGATCCGGCCTCGCTCGAGACGGACGACGTCATCGACGTGCTCGTCTCGATGGTCATTCGCAAGCTGCGCAACCCTGACGGTCTGCGCAGCTGGGGCGGCGACGACTACCAGCAGGTCGTCGATCAGGAGCTCTCGGCCGGGAAGATCTACCTCACCGACGACGAGCGGCTGTCGCTCATGCCGCCGGCGCCGCCGGTGTCCTCCGGTGTGTTCTCGCTGCAGCTGGACCGCTGATGCCGTCCGCGTCGCAAGTCGCGGCCGCCCGCGCGCGCACCGAGGCCAAGATGCTGGACGCGTGCACCGTCTACGGGCACCCGGAGCAGGTCTGGGACGAAGCGACGGGCAAGTACACGCCCACCCCGAACGTGGTCTACAGCGGCAAATGCGAGTTGAAGGCTGCGACAGTCGAAGCGCAGAACCGCACCGTCGAGGGAGTCGACGTCGTGGTGCAGCAGCTCACCCTGAAGCTCCCCATAGCGGGCAGCGAGGGCGTCAGGGCTGGCGACACGGTGACGATCACTGCGAGCACCTTCGACGAGTTCATCGGTCGCACGTACACCATCGGCGCGTTCGTCGCCGGCTCAT